GAACCAACAAGTGAAGAATGGAGTGATATTTGTATTGAATTTAATCTATCACACCAAGAAGAAATAGAATTAAAAACTACGTTTGATGAATGGAAAAGTTGGTATAAAAGGATTAAATAATGAACTATGATGAACTTTATGGTGTTGATATATCCAAATATTGCAAATATCATAATATAGAACCACAGCGGTTGGTTCTAAAAACAGAAAAAGATATTGAGCTTTTAAAAGCAAACTTACACAAACATACTTATGATATAGAACCAACAAATTGGGAATTAGTATCACAAATACATAAACTGTTAAACAAAAAAGAAAAACATTTAAAAAGGTTGAAAGAATGGATAAAAAAAATGAGAAAACAAGAATCATAGCTTTCAACGGAACAGGAAGTCCGACATTATTTGAAGTTAAAACAGAAGAACTTGAAGATAAACTTTTGTTTTTAGAAGCAAGAGGATATTTGTTTGAGGTTATAAGTAAAGGATTTTTTGAAACGTTTTCAAAAGATGGAAAACTGTGTTTAGAACCAACAAAGCTATATGATGAAGAATAAACAAATATTAACTCAAACATTTTATCTTAATGAAATAAAAGGATTAACATACGATGAAAGAACCAACGATTGTACATTTATTTATAATAATCGTATTGTACATGGTAAGTTGGTTCTATTTGAAAAAATAAAAGGAAAATTATTAATACAAAAGGAGCTTTAATGTGGTACCTAAGAATTAAAATGATGTTAGTTATAGCTAATCTGTTATTATCTATTTGGAGTAAGATTGAAATTATGATTAAAAGGAGAAAATATGCAAGATAGTATTGATGGAATTATTAAGTTTCAAAAAGACAGATTATTAGATAAACAACCATTTGTATTTGAAACTGAAGTATTACATATACTTGAAGAATTAGTTGAGATGCTTGGATATGAGAGCTTATATGCAAGGGAAAAAGCTAAAACAATATTTCAACATTTTAGAAACCATGAACCAGTTGAAGAAGAAAAACTTGTTGATGCTTTTGCAGATATCATAGTGTTTTCTGTTGGTTCAATTATGAAACTTGGATACGATCCAAAATGTGTATTAGATGAAGTATCAAAAGAAATAAACAGTAGGGTTGGACACATAGATGAATCAGGAAAATTCATCAAAGACAAATCACCAGAAGCAAGAGCTAAATGGTATAAAGCGGATTATAATAAGGCGAAAATAGACAAAGGATGAATATGTTTATAGATGAAATTAAAAAAGAAGCACTACAACAATTAAAAGAGGCTTCTCAAGATGATTTTCAGATTGTTACAAATAACGATAATGATGTAATTATCATTTATGAGAACAAAGAGTTTAGATATGTTTATGAAGGAAAAAGAACTCTTGTTAAATGGTTAAAAGGAAAAGCATTTCACTTTTATATAGGCGGTGGTTCTGTATTTAATCAACTATATTTGTTTGTTAGAAATTGCATAGAACAAAGATTAGATTATAAACATGAGCTAAACAAAATGAAATCTATAAAGGATCTATGATGAAAGTATTAGAAGAAAGAGGAGAAATATACGGAGATTTTAAAGATATAGCTGAAATATCTCAAAAAATAAAAAATCTATACTACATAAATAAGACAGACGATAATATCAATGAACCAGTAATTGATGAAGGTTTTGATATGATAGCTCATAAACTGTCAAGAATAATCAACGGCGGTTGGTTCTATATAGAGAACTGGAGAGATTTGGCTGGTTATGCAAAGCTTATTGTCAACTATTTAGAGAACCACGAAAAAGCCATTGACGCTAAAGTGATATATCTTGAAAAAGATCCAAATAATGAATGGAGAGAAAGAAAATGACTAAGAAACAATTAAAAGAAAGGGCTTTATTATTGTTTTCACTGTCTTTTATCATGGAGGGACTTAATCAGTTAGATTTAATAGATCGAAAAACAAAAAATCTTAAATGTGATATATCTAAAGCTGAAGACCATGACGATATGTTGGTTCTGTCAATATATAAAAAACTTAAAAGACTAAGACCTTCGTTTGCAAATGAAAAAGTATCAAATTTTATGTTCAAAAGAATAGCGTCTGTTCCTGATGAATTATCTGAAAGTTGTCAGCCTATTTTAATGGGTTTATTAGGTGTTTATTTTTATCAAAAGTTTAAACAAACAAATGAGTTTGATTTAGGAGTTAATCCAAAAAAGGTAGAAAGTATATTTAAAAATTTACAAGAAGTTCATAACTTTAAAATATCTCAATGTACAGTAAATAGAACTGTAAAAATTATTGAATCAATTTATCCAGATGAAAAAGGTTTAATAGAATTTTATAGATTAACAAATAAATTTCCATTCAATATCAACACAAAGGAATAATGATGAGCTGTGTATTAAAATGTGACCTATGCGGAAGGATGGAATTTGAAGTTAAAATAAGAGAATATGTTGATGAACCGATAAAAGATACTTTATTAAAAGGATGGAATCTTTCAAAGCCTGTTGAACATATTTGCTTGTCATGTATTGATAGAATTAATGACAATTTTGAATATCATGTATTAGAACCAACGATAGTAAATGCAAGATTAACAAGATATGGTAAGGAGAGTAACAAATGAAAGCTAACAAAATTTTTATAAAAACAAAAGAAGGACATGAATATAAATTCTTTTCAACGCATAACAGAACTGTTTATATTAATGTAAATGATTTTGAAACAAACGTTTTTTTACTTGATAAAAATAAAACATACAGAAAGATTTTCACATCAATTAATAAAAATATTACAAAAATAAAAATACTAAATTATTAAAGGATATATTATGAAAGAACCAACATTGCAAGAAGTCATAGAAGCTGTTAAAGAATGGAAACTTGAACTTGGTTCTGAAGATAGACTGTCAATTAAGTTAAAATATCTTGAAATGCTTATTAGTGAAATACAACAGCTTAAGATATTAAATGATACATATAAAAAAATGCTTAACTCAGAAAAGAAAGAGAGAGAAAATTTACTAAGCAAACTTTTAAACTCTGAAAGAAACTGGTTTGAAAGTAAGTTAAACATAAAAGGATAAAAATGATTTCATATAAAGTTGAACAAGACGGAGTTGAATATGAGTTTTACTGTAATCATATTTACGATGAAGGTAACTACAGAACCACACAAGTAGGCATAACTATTAACGGAAATGAAGTATCTTTAGATAAAACTAATTCTTTTTTAAAAGCATTAGAATTATTTATCCCAATTGCTTTAAAACAGTTTTATTTTGACGAAGATATAAGATTTTGTTTAGAAGAAGGTGAAAAATGATTTTTGTTGGTATTGATCCAGGTAACTCTGGTGGATTGTCAGTTATCTTTAATGATGGTTCTGTTTTTTCATTGAGATTTAATAAAGAAGATTACATTTCTGAATTAAAATATTTAAATAGAATGTATAGAATAAATAACATCATTGTAGGACTTGAGTTAGTGCATTCTATGCCAAAACAAGGTGTTCGTAGTATGTTTACATTCGGAGAAAATTTTGGATGGATACAAGGAGTTTTAGACGCATTAGGATTAAAATATGAACTAATACGTCCTCAGGAATGGAAAAAACGCTTTGGACTCATTGGTTCTGATAAAAAACAATCTTGTGTTAAAGCTCTTGAATTAGAACCAACACTAAAATGTAAAGGTAAAAGAGGCGGTTTACAGGACGGAATATGTGATGCTTATTTAATTGCAAGATATTTAAAGGACAAATATGAAAAATATTAAAAAGTTTCTTTTAATTAAAAAAAATGAAACAGAAAATATAGCAATAAGAATAAATGATGAACATAAAAAAGATTTGTTAAATTTTATAAAAGAAAATAATATAAATTTAAAACCATCTTTTGAATCTTTTATATTGTTAAATATAAATATAAAATTAAAAAAGAAAAAAATAATTGTAAAAAAAAATGAAATTTTACAAATAGCATTAAATAAAAAAATAAAAGATATTTTATACATTGTAGCTGACAAAAACAATATTACAGCTTCAGATGTTTTATATGATTTTATTTTTTCGATAATGGGAAAACTTTAAGGATTAAATATGAAATTAACTTTAAGAGACTATCAAAAGAAAGCAATAGATAAAGTTTTAAATAATCTTGATAAGAAAAAGATACTTATAAACGCAACAATGGGAAGCGGAAAATCAGTAATAGCTTCATATATTGCTAAAGAATTGCATAAGAACCAACAAGTTGTTATTTCAACAGACATATCAACGTTGGTTCCTCAGTTAGAAAACCATCTTATGAGCCTCTCTATTGAACCAACGGTTGTCATAGGCGGTAAGGTATCAAAAGGAAAAGATAATGTCATAGTGGCTTTAGAACAGTCTCTGGTGAATAGAACTGAATTGCTTGATGATAACTACATGTTGGTTCTTGATGAAATTCAAAGAAGGTTTAATGGAGATAGATTACAGTCTATAATAAAAGATAAAGAACCAACAAACATTATAGGAATGACAGGAACACCTTATGATTCTAACGGTATAAAAATGAAGGATTGGTTTTATATTAACGCTTTAACAATATCTGAAGCTATAGATAAAGGATATTTAGTTCCTAATAAGTATTTCATCCCTAAAATAGTTACTAAGCTTGATTTTGACAGTATAGATAAGGGTGTAGCAGATTACAGTGCAGAAGATATTAGGAAACTATATTCTGATAAAGAGTTTCAGGATTGGTTTTGTAATTTTATAAAACAGTTAAATCTTAAAGATAGACATACTCTTGTATATGTATCAAATATCAAAATGGCAGAAGAGTATGCTTCCTTGATTAAGAAAATAGAACCAACAACAGAGGTGGTTCATTCACAGAATGATAATGATATAGCTATTGAACATTTTAAACAGGGCAAATGTAAAGTATTGGTAAGCATCTCAAAATTAGCAATAGGATTTGATGCAACAATAGCTGATACACTAATCAACCTTAGACCTACAAAGTCATACAATCTTATGCATCAAATGTTTTTTAGATGTTGTAGATTGCATCCTAGTAAGAACCACGCAGATGTGTATGATATTACAGACTGTTTAATCAGAATGGGAATACCTGAAGATTTTAAACCGTTTAAAGATAAAACAGAGTTTAAAAAACACAAATTGCAACAGACCATTGTTGAACAGTTAATTAACAGAACCAACGAAAAGATGTTAGAGATTACTAAAGAGAAGATAGAAGACTTTGAATTATATCTTGAAGAGCTTGAGAATAATTCATACCATTTATTAACCATTGACGAACTTAGAGATTTATTTAATGCTACATCAAATATCAGAACATTGGTTCTTGTGGCAAATGAATATCATAGAAGAAAATACGGTTGGCAATTAAGAACTAAGACAATAGAATTGATAATTAAAAATATGGAAGATGTTTTAGATAAGTTAAGTGAATATAATAAAGAGGCGTCAACCATAAAAGCATATAAAACAAGAATTAGAAATCTATTGAACAGTGGAAAGAAATTAGCTTCGATGATTCATTTCCCTGGTTGGTTCTATGAACAAACAATTAATAAATATAGATTTGTTGATAAGTGGTAAATAGGACCAACAAGCATATATTTTGTATGCGTTGGTTCTTAACCAAAAGCATTTACAGTTTATTTAACCAAGTTTGTTTGTCAAACTGGTTTACAAATATTTAGTAGTATCGTTTTCGTTACTACTGTTTAGTAGTATCATTTTGATACTTCTATTAGTAGTATCAAGTACGTTACTACTGTAGTAACGAAATCGTTACTACTGAGCCTTATTGGCTCAAGTTGACAATAATATGATAAATTCAGTATAATATTCGTACAAAATAAGGAGAGTTTATGAAAAACAAAAAAAAGAAAACAGGAAAAAGAAAAGCTATGACTTTGTTACTTGATAAAGACACTATAGCTATGCTTGAAGACTATTCTGAAACAAAACTTGGCTCTGTAAACTACTCACAAGCCGTAAGGGCAATCGTAAGGGAATATTATGAAAGAAACAATAAACAAGAATTACAAACCATCAAAAAATAGTATAAAATCTGGAGACTGGATAGTTTCTGAATATTTAAAATGGTTATATCAAAAAAGAGGAATTAGTGATGTAGAACCAAAAGAATTGTATGTGATTATGTTAATTCTTGAAACATCATTTAGATATGGTTGCAAATATTCATATTTAAGTTATTATGATTTTGGAATAAGAAGAAACACATTATCAAAAATAATAAAATCTCTTGAAAATAAACAGTTATTAAAAAAAACAAATTCATTTGAAAAAGAATCTCATCTAAAAAGAAAAAACAAATATACTTTACTATATCCAGATTATTTAAAATTTGAATTCTATTGTAAGAAACAACAAAAAGAAATAAAAAAAGAGAAACAAATAGAGATGCCTATATGGGAATAAAAATAAAAGGAATGTTTAATGATTAAAGTGAAAGTAGACAAAATTAAAACAAATGAATATTATTTATATAATGTAAATATTTTTATTAAATATAAAAATAAAAAAATATCATTTGTATTAGAAGATATATATTCATAGTCAGATTTATTATCTTATTTAAAAATACTTTTAAATAATTTAAAGGTAAACAATAAAATTAAAGCAAAACTTGTAAAAAAAATATTAAACAATATTCCAGAACTTCCATAAATAAAATATATGCAAAAGGAAATATAATGTTTTACACAAAAGAGAATTACGAATACCTTTTGTCTATTCTTAAAGAATACAATATTTACGATTTTAAAACACTTACTCTTAAATACAACGAACTGACTGGTTCTAATATAGGTTATAACACATTAAGAGACATGATGAATTCATATGGATTTAAAATGAAACAATACAAGTTAAATAAAATAAAAGAATTAAGAGAGTTAGGCTTATCAAATGAACAAATAGGAAATATTATAGGAATACACAAGAATGCAGTATCAAGATTATATTGCACATACTTCAATGGAGTAAAAAAAAGAAAACGAGATTTCTGGAAAAAGAAATATTTTAAAGAAAGAATTATTAGAGAACTTGAATCTAATAATTATAATTTAACAAAGGTTGCAAATAAGATAAGATGTCAATATGATAAAGCAATAGAAATATTAAAATATCATGGTTTATATGATTTATGGAGATCAAAAGCTAATATAAGAGATGGTTCAAAAATTAGACAATGTATGGAATACTTTAAAAAATATCCAAATGTTAAAGTATCAAGTGTTGCTAAAGCTGTTGGATGTGATTATAAAGTTGCATGGAATGCTAAAAAAAGATTGACAGAAGATAAATAACTTTGTTAGAATGCTTAGAACTTATTTATGAAAGGAAAACTTATGAAAACAATTTTAGAAACAAAGATTATAGGAAACAGTGGAGATAGTTTAAAAGATTACTATTCAATTACAGAAAGATCGTTAAAAGATGCTTTGGATTTAATTATAGACACAGTAAATGATGATAATGTTGAAGGAGTGCTTGATCTTGTTGGCTCTTTAAGTAAAGATCAAAAAAGAACAGTTGTGTTGTCATTACTGCTTAATATCAGCGAAACTGTATCTCTTGTATTCATTAGGTTGCTTATAGGCGAAAAAGCAAAAGATGAGGATTTAACGGTTTTTAATATCACTGAAACAATACTTGATTCAAAATACTGTGATTATCATATTAATGCACTGCTGGTTCTATTTTTTAATGGATTAGCTGTATCAGGCTTTATTGATGAAATTGTATCAGTTGTTGCAAACAAGGAAACCTATACTGATGCCTAGAAAGAGTAACGTAAAAACAAAAGAGCATCTTGTAAGGGCTATAAAAAGATGTTCTTTTTCTGTTACCTGCATATGCAAATCTCTTAGAATATCTCATCATACACTCAAAAAAAATCTAATAAAATATAATCTCACAGACTGGTTCTATAAAAATAACAGTTTTAAGAAAAATCAATTAGAACAATCACAAAAAATCCCAAACATATCAACAGATGATTTGATAAAAATGATAAATGAAAGAAATATGTTTTCTGTAAAAGATTTTATGTTTGAATTTAATTTAACCAAACATTATGCTGTTAAGTTTTTAAGGCAGCACAATATAAATCTTGATAAGT